GTAATTCATCTTTCCCATACTCATATTCTTTATGGGTATAATTTGTATTTAACCATATGGAACTATTGTAATCAGTTTTAATAGGATCGTACGGTGGAATCATTACATTTTTTATACCATCCACATCAGCTTTTAGTGAATAAGACTTTTTATCTTGTAGTACTCTTATGATTTCCAAAGGCATACTAGGATATAACTGTCCGTTTATTTGGGACAATAAAGGAATACGCCTTGTTATATTATCTACTTCTTTACCAGCATTTATTAATCCTACACCCCATGCTGCTTCTTCTAGTTCTTTTATATTTGTAACTAATCCACTATATTTAGGAACAAAGTCGTACGCGTCGCCCTCGCCGAGCGTGGCCGTACCCACGTACGGGGCCGTATCCGAGCGCCCGCGAGAGGACGCGTCTTGCGCGAGAATGATTCCGTTATTGTTTACCCAGGAAATAAATACCTCATCACCACCAAACCTATCTGCTTCTGGAAACATAATAGTAAATGCTATCATTCCAGCATTAGCATTTCTTAAGTCGGATATTAATTGTGCGTAGGTATGTCTTGGGAAAGGGTATTGACCGTACTTGGCTAGAGTTTCTTCTCCGAATGATAGTAGAACAACATCGGATTCCTTGTCGGGTAAGCTCTGAATATACTGATCGAAACTATTTAATCTTAATTGTTCTACTAAAACTGGGTCTAAAACTCTTACGCCTAAAAGTGCAATACAAAGTGCAATACTTGTCCAAATCGTTGTTATATATTTCATAAAAGTGTTATACTATGCAATACTAATTCTGTGTTACTGATATACTACAACCACCAACTGTCACGCAATTTTGGGATAACGTATATGATTGTGTTGTACTACCTGATTGTGTTAAAGATAAATCTGTTGGCTGTGATCCTAATAAATTTACTGTTGCTGTATGAGCTCCGTCATTTTTCTGTACAACGTCAACTTCATTACCATGCGAATTTCTAATTGTAAGAGTAAATGATTTGTTTCCATTTTGCATTTGTTTAACGTATACATCATTATTATCAGTGTATATATTTGCTATTATAGAATGGGATATAGTATTCGTATCCTGCTTTTGACTTCCCTTAAATTCGTTATTGTCCCCGTGAATATCTAATCTGACAAAATTTCCACCTGGCTCTGTCCCGTCATAATTCCAGTTTGGTGTAGTACTATTATTGTTTTCATATCCTTGTCCGAATACGACTTTATTGTCATCACCCCAAACGTGAAATTGGAAATCATTAGCATTACAAACAGTCACAGAACATTTTTGTCTTACATCTATCTCATTACGTAATCCATCTAAATCTCCACCCCAACTATAACCAGAACCCCATGCATCTGAATATCCAAAATACATATTGTTTCCTGATTGTAAAAGATTTACAGTATTGTTATTGTGGTCAAAAGAGAATCTTGCATGGGTTTCATACCCGATCTGTTCTATACTCAGGTTAAAGTTATCACTAGAACTAACTTGGTCTATTTCTACGTGATTGTGCTCATCACCCGCCTTGACGTATGATGATAACGATAGACTGACCATCGCCAACAGTAATAAGGTTTTCTTTTCCCTCATTTTCACTCCTAAGTGTTGTGTTACTATCTACAGGTATTTTTACAGAGATGATTCCATTCACCTCTCTATAAAACCATATCTGCCCCATTCCTTGATCTATGATAGTATTATATTGCGTATCTTTATCAAAGCCTAAAATGGTTCCTTGAATATCAGCTGTACCTGTTGCGTTGTTAGCTGACTGAGTACTACGTTTTAATATATTAACTTCTTCAATAGCAACTAATACATCTTGTAAGAAATCTACATCCAATAGATCCATATCTAGTTCAGTATACTCGAGGTCTTCTTCTTCCCATTCTTCTTTTAATAAATCCTGGTCGAGTTCATTAAAATCTAATAAAGAAGTACTACTATCTGAACTTTTGCTTTCTTCTTCTACCACCTCTTTTATTTCTTGCGGTGGTGCTACGATAAACATATTGTCTATCATATTTAGATTTATATTATCTAATGTAACAGGTTGTGTAGGTATTTTATCAAAGCTTGATACCATTGTTGCTTGGTATGCTTCGGTTAGGGATACCGTACCACCTTCATTTGTTACTGTGATAGCTCCAGATGGTGAACAATCTCCATCGATTGTACATTCTGTTTCTGGTAGAAGTATAACTAAACTTCGACCTAATTCATCCACGGTAGTAGTAAAGTCTGTTCCCCTAACTGCAATAGTAGCTGTTGGAGTTGTTATTACTATATTTTCTTTTGGTACTAATCCTAATCCACCTGTAGCGAATCGTGCAGTACCAGATACAAATTTCATACCAAGAGAATTGTTCTTAGTATTATCTGGATCAAAATAGTATTTAGTTAGAACAACCTCTGTGTGTTCTACTAACCTTAATACTGTATCGTCCAGAAAGGTTAATTTAATACGACCCTTGGCCGTTTCAATTGCGTCCAGTTGTTGGACACCTAGTCCAAGTTCAGTGGTAAAACTCTCACCTTCGCGAGTGATCCCACCACTGCCCTTGTGTTCTGTTATATCGCCAATATTGTCTGCAAAAGCAAAAGAACTAACTAATAAACTAGTCGCCAGTATCTTTTTGCTTAATGTCAACAATTGCATTCTCTGAATCAAAATCTGCATTTATAACTCCGTAACATCCAGACACGCCTGTTGGGCATGTACCTGAAGATTGTAATATATCGATGTCTCCATTCGAACCTATGTATTCCATAGTGATTGAATTATAAGCACCATCGGATTGGGTTGTTAAGAAGTTATTCGAACTTCCTACAACATCAACATTCCAAGTTGCATCATCGTTTTCAATATCAATATTCCAGACGTTTGAACTACCAGTAATATCTAAATCAAAATCCAATCTTTCGGCTGAAGCTGAATAAGCCCAGTCAATATCGAATGTATTTGAGTTTCCAGTAATGTCTACATCTAATACTGAACTATCAGCACTTCCACCATAACCTACGTTCCAATCCCAGATATTACTATTACCAGTTAACTTTAAGTCAACATCAGTACTATCAAATAGGGTTGGTCCGAAGATTTGGTTTAGGTTACCAATCATATCAATATCCATCGTTACGGTATTACCGGTTAGTGTCCAATCACTAGCACAAGCACCAGATGAGATAGTTCCACAAATTTTATTACCATAACCTATTTGGTCAATGTATAATTTAAGTGTGTCACCAGCCTGGTCAAGCTTAACTTCGTTATCGTTTGCTCCGGCAAATAAAACCACAGGGCATAATATAAATAAAAATGCGATATATCTATTTAACATTTTCATCCTCTTATTTCCTCTATATTATCAGGAGTAGGAACTTCAATAGGAATCTCAGAAGTTTCAACTGGTTTAGTATAAATGATTTCAGCATCGTCGATAATCTCACCAACTTTACTTTCTATTATTTTATTTACTGGCCAATTGATTTCCCAGAATCCTCGTTCATCTCCCTGATAGATTATTTCCAACACAGCTGCTTCAATTGTTGAGCGAAGCGACCGTGTCACTGATTCGTTTTCTGTCATCCCATCTTCAATCTCTATCAACTGGGTATCTAAGTCAACGAATTTAAATACATCATAACCATCTGCGATCGACAGAATAGTTTTAGATGTTTGGACATTAAGCAGAATCTCTCCTGTTAATGTACTCACTGCTCGGAGGGAAACAGTAACTATATCTCTTCGGTATTGTTGTGAGTAACCAACACCGAGCGTTCTAGCTCCCATTCCTCCTGTCTCGATATTAGTATCAAAACCTATGATACCGCCTTCAAGAATAATTCCAGCGAACAATAATGGGGCAAGACCTGTATCATCTTTTCCATCAGTGTTATACTGTTCTCTAGTAGTACGAACAATTTGTCGTTCTCGAGTAAGGTGATCTAATCCTACTCTTTCTACCACTCTAAACCATGTTCCTTCACCAGCACTTTTCAATGCATCTATTAGCATTGTTTCACCACCTTGTGATACTGCAGTACTAAACATTGCTGCATTACCTTTTTGTTTTCTTTGTCCAGTCTTGTCCATATATTTGTATACGGCTACAACGACTGGTTTTTCTGGTGATGGTAAATTCCTTAATTCTTCATGTGTTGGCATTTCAACCACTTGGGGTTTTTCAACACATGCCATTCCAATATTTGGGTTACAATTAGTTGCATCTAATCCTTTCACAGGTACTATAGAAGCACAACTGGTAAGTAAGCCAAGTAATGATATTAAAAATAGATTTCTAACCATCTCCACTGCCTACTGTCCCCGCGCCTATTGGTATTACTATTTGAGTTTCTGTTCCATCTTCTGCCACGATTGTCATAACAATAACATCATCTCCTTGAGTACAAGCCCAAAGGGAGGCATCACACATTGTTTTTTGATATGTTATTGTATTACCTTCTAATACAAAACTACCGAATGTTGTTTCTGAACAAGTTCCAGCTGCTACTGCTTCTACTGAACATGTTTTAAATAACTCTTCTACCAGTTGTTTAGATAGTTGTGCGTATATTCTACTTTCTAAGTTACGCATAAATTTAGCAAGCGTGGTATTCTCTGCGTCTCTTTCTGCTTGTTTTAAAGCTGCTTCTAAATCTTTTGCAATAGCATCTCTTCTGGATTTCTCTTGGTTCTCAACAGTTAAGTAATGTGCTGAGGTACCAATACCTGAGAAGGATGGATTTTTAAATTCGTGTACTAATTCATCGGCATTTACTTTACCCATTAGTAATACTACACCAAAAAATATACCCGCTAATATCCAGGGGTTTAAACCTGCATTACTTGGTTTTTTCATGTTCTAATTTCTCCGCAAGGGCTTCTTTTTCCTCGATGTCCTCGATAAACTTTTCCCTTTCTCTATATTCTAATACCACATTTACTTTTTGTTGTAGCCGTATCATATCCTGATCAAGCATTCTTACTTGATCTATTAACCTGATTAATGCAAAATGCATTTCTTCTATTACAGGTTCTAATTCTTCAGAAATAAATTGCCAAACATAATATATGAAATAACCCATACCAACAGCAAGAATGATCGGAAATCCGTAATCATTAATTAGCTGAACAATCGTGGGATCATTACTTATTGTAACTGAGTCCATTAATCCCTCCTTGCGTCTATTTTTCCGTCTTCAACGAAGTTACTAGCTCTAGCAACTCGATCGACAGGTGGTGTAAGCTCTAGTGCACTACTTACCAATAGGTCTATTTTGATCATTTCGTTGTTCATTGTAGTTACTCTTGTTTCTAAACTTTTAGTAAACATAGTAAGTGTTTTAATTGAATCAACCAAACCGCCTAATATCTGTTTTAATATTAGGAATATAAAATAACCCATTACTAAGGCGCCTGCAACTGGTGCACCCACATCCATAATCAGTTCAAATATTTCCATATATCTATTTATATAACTTAAGGTGCTAGAATGAGATACTAACGCCACAACCGCAGGAAGCGGTTTCTTTAGGATTGATTATCTTAAATGATTGATTTAGACCTTCTTGGACAAAATCGATAATTGCCTCGTCTAAAAGAGGAAGAGAATCCTCATCTATTACTATTTTAAATTTTCCGTAATCTAGGATATGATCTGATGAATGAATGTCGCTAGCAAAATCGAAAATATACTTAAAACCAGTACACCCACCGCCAGTAACGCCAATTCGTATAGTATCGTTACCATCATCCTGCGTTTTGCTAATCGCCTGATTGATCGCAGCATCAGTTAGATCTATCATGTTGATTATGTTTACGATGAGAAATCTTTTCTTCCCATTTGGTGATTGCTTGTCTAATTGAATCTTCTGCTAATACAGAACAGTGGAGTTTGATTGGAGGTAATTCAAGTGCTGCTGCAATGTCTTTATCTTTGATAAGTTTTGCTTCTGCAATTGTTTTACCTTTAAGCATTTCAACAAAAAGAGTTGATGATGCAATTGCACTTCCACACCCATAGGTCTTGAATTTGACATCTAGTATTTCTTCTGTGTCTGGGTTTAATTTAAGATCCAACTTCATAACATCGCCACATGCTGGAGCACCAGTCATACCTGTTACGACATTTGGATCGTTTGGATCGAACCTACCAACTCCATGTTTGGCAGGATTCTTTAGTACATCTTCGAATCGATCTACTACCTTACTTGAGTAAGCCACTTTTCTTAATTAGCAAATCCAACACTAACTGCTAGTGAAGTTGCTGCACCTGTTAATGTGTCTGATCCTGATTTTGCTATCATAACAACTTCTCCAGCTGCTAAAGTAACTGTAGCTAGTGTAGTACCACCAGCATTTTTATGTGTGATAACTTGTACAGATGTTTTGTTATTTAGTACTCTTACTAACTTAGCAAAACCTACATTAGATGCTGAACCTAAATTGCCTTCTGATCCTAATAATCTTAGTACTGACATTTTATATTTCCTCTAATCTTGACATTAATCGTTCTGCTCGATTTGTCACTTGTTTATACCATCTGGAATCTCTTCCTTCTGCAGCGGCTGTTTTCCAATCCCCACTTTGTAGTGCGGTGTTATGTTTTTTAAATTTACTTAATCTTGTTCTACCCATATTAAACATCATGTTAGCTATTACTTGTTTAGCTTCTTCCGGATATCCATCCCAAGCTTCGTGTAATATAACACAATCATTTATTACTGTTTCGACATCTTTTTCAAAACATTCGATAACACGTTCTTCTGAGACTGGAGTGCCAATCGAAGCCCCCAATTCTGGGTCTCCTTCGATAACCAGGTGTCCGATCCCAAATGTAGCATAACCAAGATGGTCATTATATATTTCATTTACTTGTCCTTCATCTATTATTAGTTGTTCTCTCAATTTTCCAATATTCATTTTTAATTCCTCTCTGAGTTTTATACCCATATTTATACTATCAATGGACCTCTACCTGCCATCAATTCAATTCTTGAGCTCGCTGAAGTGCTACTGTATGTCACGCTATCTGAAACAAAGCTAACAGTAAAAGTCATTGTGTGCCATACTGAATCTTGTCCGGTAGATTGAAAGCCACCTGATGTCCAAACTGGAGTTGAAACGTACCATTTAAATGCTACATATCCGCTTGTTGGTATTACATAATTAGTCCCCGAATCTTTTTTAGATCTTGCGGTAGTATATGATGCCGTCGTAGAGTTTTGTGAATTACCTGGCCATCCATATGGTTTATAATAATAATTTCCCTGATTTGTATCTGAAACAACATTTCCACTTGTAGTGTATTTAACATTTATATTTCCAGTATAACCTGTATAATTTATATAACTGGTATAGACTGTGTTATAGTTTGCATCTGTTCCCCCATAGTATGAGCATTCAATTCTACTATTGGCCGTATCATTTTTAAATGCCATTTGGGCACGAGCTTCACCCGATGAACTACTATTTGTTGCAACAGTCCTGTGACTGAAAGTATCCCAATTATTTAGAGAGAAGAAATTATCTAGAGAAGTATGTTCCCCATTTCTAAATTCCCCAATAGCAATAGTAGAATTATTACCAGTGCTAATACCGTCATTTCCAGCATATGTTGCATCAGGAGCGGCCATACCTCTAACATCTGTATCATTCATACTTACTTGTGTACTAGATGTTCCACCCACTTTTACGTGGATCTCATTCATATCGATATTGGTTATATCTAATCTGGCCATTATTTAATTATCTCCGAAATCATATCCTCGAATTGTTCTACTTTTTCTACCCTATTCGGCCAAAGTATATATTCTTTTTCTGGATTCATTTTCAAATTGCTTAACAATGGTAATATGGCATTATATAATTTGTTTAATTTTTCTTCTAAATCTTCTGCCTTAGAAGAAGTTGTTTGTAGTTTGGTTGTTGTCTTTTGGACAGCTTCTAGTTCAGATTCATCTACTGCAGTAAATCCAAAATCAAATTTTTCTATGTCTATACTCATGTTCCTAGTGTATCCTCTATATGGTTATATTTATGCTTTCTAGGTATTTGTTTTGACCTATCTTTGTGAACTTGTGTAGCTGAATGATCTGGTTGTGATTTTCTTGCTTTAGCTACAGGTTTAGGCTTACCGAAAATCTTCTCCCAATTATCTGCATATTGTTGATCGTTTGAGCCTCGGCGTGTTGATCCTTTTCCGCCGTGCCAGTTAGACTTCTTCACCTATCGGTACCATTACGATCTTAATCCCTCTTCGGACTAATTCATTTCTAATCTTTTGTTTTCTTTTAGGAGTTGTATTACTATTGTTTAATGTTTCAAACAACTCCGTTTTAGAAATGTTTTTAATATAATAGTTAGTTGTGGTAGCTTTTGCTTCTCCTCTTAATCTTACTGTTGCACTTGGTTTAAATTTTGTTGGCATTATCTCACCTTTTTAATTTGACCTTTGTCATTCGCTAGCCAAGCTTCAAACTCTATGTCGTTATAATCATCTTTGAGAGATAGGAGTGCTTTCAAATTACTCTTATCATCGTCAAATAATCTAATTCTGCTGTATTCATTTGTGTCTAGGAATTGTTTGAATACTTGTGCTTTGGCTTCAGCACTTGATTTCATACCTAGATTACCTGCTCGAATGATATGTGATTTATCTATATCTATTCCATGAGATCTAAATGTATCAAGGAATAATTTCTTATCATCCATATCTGCTCGAGCAGTTACTATTATTACTTTCGATCCTGACTTAACAGCATTTTTCAGAATCGCTTTAAACTTAGCGATCATCTTACCGATTGGAACCGCAGTTTGTTGGAATAACTTTGCTGATTTAAATTCACCAAAGTCAAACTCCTCACCTTTACCTAACTTGTAGGTATTAAATTGTTGAGGGGTTAGTGTTTTACCAGAAGGCATTACCTTTACTCTGGCTTTTGTTTTGAACATAGTATCGTCTATATCAAAGATTGTTAAACCTTTGTTCTTAGCTTCTGATATGTATGCTCTAAAATTTTCCATAATAGTGTATTATACCACATTTTGTGCAGTATGTAAACACTATTTATGAGAAATATTTTCTTATCGTTTCGATTTTATCGTCTGCTTCAGCTATTTTTGCAATTTCTATTTCTATTGCTTCTACTATACCTGGATGTTCTCCAATCCCTGCTGGATTAGTTTTATAAACTTCCACGTTGGCTACTGCTATTGCAATCTCGCCTTCTAGTTTTTTAATTAAAGCTTCGCATAAAGGTCCTGAATATCCTGCCATTTTTTATACCACGAAATCGTCACCCGGATTCCACGAGCAACCTGTTAAACCACCAGCTTTAAGACCTTGTAAAGTTCTTAAAACCTCGTCTGCATTTCTACCCGTATCTAATGCATTTACTGATACGTGTTGGATCTTATCATTTGGATCAACAATATATGTTGCCCTTAAAGATACTAAATTATCAAAATCAACAATACCTAGTTCATGTGAAAGTCTTAATCCACAATCTGCTAGTAAAGTATGTCTTATAGCACCAAGGGAATCAGGTAAAGATTCTTTCCAAGCTTTTTTACAAAACTCGTTATCTCCACTGAATCCTACGACTAAAGCTTCTCCTAGTAATTTATCCATTGCACAGATCTCTGTCGGACAAATAAAGGTAAAGTCTTTAGGGTAGAAATAAAATACTCTCCATCCGCTATAATCATCACTATTTCTAGTAACTAATTCTTCTCCTTCCACTCCATTCATATGGAATGTAGGAAATACTTCGTTTACTCCTATCATTTGTTTTTTCTCCTATTATATTCTTCTATAGTTTCAATTAATTTTTTATCCCAGTTGTCTCTATGTTCTACAAAGATCTGAGCTCCCTCATCGCCAGCAATAGCAACTACTAAATTAGTAATTGGCATGCCAGTTCTTTCTTCCCACATAATTGCATATGCGGAAGCTTGCATAAAATAGTTTTCACACCATTCTTTTCTTTTGTATTTCTTAGATGTTTTCCAATCTATAATACTAAGTTTGCCATCCCAAATACCTACGCAATCTACTGTTCCAGCTAACCCTAAATGCTTAGAGAATAACCTTGCTTCAACCGCATGGATTTTTGTTAAATTCTTATCTATAATAGGTTGTATATCCTGGAAGTTAGATAATGCAATTAAATTATCTTTTGCAAAGTCTTCTCCAACAATATATTTTTCTATCATGTCGTGTACTTTAGTTCCACGAGTAGCAGCTTGTGAAGATATACGATTTGCTTCTTCGTTACCTACGCGTTTACGCCAGGCCATTATGGCTGCTTTATTTAAAATCGATAATACAGTAGTCACAGAATAATATCTATTACCATCTGGATCGGTATAATACCTTCCAGCCTTTTTAGTGTGCTGTTCTAAATCGGTATTTATTTCTATTGGTTCGTATTCTATCATGCCATCATCATGCAATTTGTCCAAGCTTCACCATCATGGTATAACCAGGGTTCGCATTCTTCCCATTTTTCTTGTGGTGTAGGATCTATATATTCTACATCCGGTTTTACTGCACAACTACCAAGAGTCATCAATAATAGGCTCAGCCTTATCATAATCAAACCCCCTGTTTGTAGCGCATGGATCTACTCCTTTCCCGATATAGCGAAATCCTTTTTGAACTGTAGAAGGATTAACATGATCGAAATATTTATCAACATACCATCCTCTTTGTTCACAATAGAATTCTATTTCTTCATATGTGCCGTGGCAATATTCTTGGAAATGTCCTTCTTTATTATGCACTTTTGCATATTCTATTTTACTTATATCTGTCATTTTGTGTTTATTAAATGTCTATCTTTAGGAGGCATTCCGGATTTAATTCTGTCTTGAACTTCTTTCCACCCATCTCCCGCTTGTTTTAATACTGATCCATCTTTGCCAGTAATTAAATTCTGTTTAGGTGTTGAGATAACCATTTGCATATTAGGATTATCTTTTCTATATTGTTCCATCTTAGCTATACTCATAACTAATTCGGTCACTTCACCTGTATCTTTATTTTTAAAATCATACGTTGGCATTTGCTGCCTCCCAATTCTGACCAACCCAATCTAATTTATTGTGTTTTCTTTCGTATGCATCTGGATTAAACCAGGATGGTTGGTTTCGTTTAGTCCATACCATTGGCATATAAGCTAATTTAGTATGGTAATAGTTTTGATAAGATTCTACTGCACATTCTGTAATACAATCTGGAAATGCTTTCATTGCTAATGCAAAGGGTGTAAGCTTTTTCATAGGTATATTATCTGGTAATCTTTCCAAAGGTTTTCTTAGTCTTGTATCTGTTACGTGGACTTTATCATATCTATATGTGTATTCTTCGCATAGAGCAACAAAATGTTTATAGTGCCAACGATAATTATGTGCGGACTGTAATGTCCAAGTTGTGCAAGGATGATACATGTGAACGGCTTTATATAAAACATCTTCTCGATCATCTTCGAAGATCCATTTCTTAACCATTGTTTTTCCTGACTTAGATGGTCCACGTGTTTCTGTGGCATCTAGCATTCGGTGTGCTGTGGATAACATTTGCCCTGATTCTAAAATCATTTTAACAACATGTTTATCGCATTGTTCCTGCGCTGCAATGACAGGATCGTGATTGAGTACAAAAATATTCATAATGTATATTATACCATAGTTTAGGTTATTTGTAAACCTTTATATCAATTCAATTAATGTTCTAAGTAATAAAGCTACCCCAATACCATTTAAAAGTATGAGAGCTCTATCTTTCCATAATAATCCTACAATTAACCAGCCAGTGACGCCAATCATTGACATAATTAAATCATAAAATTGTAAACCTTCTACACCACGTATTGACATACCAATTAGTATAAAAAAGGATGCTGTCCATTTAACATACCAATCTGCAGTATATTTCGGTGTTGCTGATTTATAAATTCTATTCGAATTTTCTAATTCTTTTGGATCAAATTTAGCCATTTAATTGTATTAACTCGTCGACCCAGTTTTCTGCAGCATCTTCTGCGTACTGTTCTGAGTGTTCATATAAAGCTCTACGCTCTACCATTTTACCGCCTTCATAAAATTCTACATAGAATCCTTCGTATGATCGGTATACTTTTGATTTTCTAATACCTCTTTGATAGGTATGTAATTCTGTTGCTGTTGTCATCATAATAATTGTGGGTTCGCCCTGTTTTACCAGGGCTTCCCCTGATAAATTAACCTCCTATTGTTTGTAATTCTCGTATTGGATGACCCAGTGCTAAAGCCTTTTTATGTGCTTTATAAGACAGTGAATCTTTTCCTTTCTTTTTCAATCGCCTTTGATAGCGAAATGCTTCTCTTTGATCTCTCTTGAGTTGCTCGAGTGTAATCATAATTAATCTCCATGATTGAGTTAAAAATTACATAACGAAGAAGTTTATACCATAGGCTATTTCTCCTTTTTCTTGGTTGCTTTTTTAGCTGCAGGCTTTTTAGCGGCTGCTTTTTTAACCGCCAAAGGCTTAACAACTAATCCTGGAAAAGCTTCGTTTACTATCGAAGCTGTAAGACCTTTTAATTTTCTGTCTTTTGCAGTAATTAAAAGTTCTGATTCAGATGGATGCATACTTTCTAATGCATCAATAAATAACTTTTCTCTTCGAACAGCCTGGACTTGATTGCCAATAGGTCCTTTAAAAAAGTATTTAAGTTGTTTGTGAGTTCTAAAAAGAGAAGAAACTGAATACCCTTCTGGAGCATCGTCTTTCTCGTATGGTGGTGCACCTTCTGGTAGTAATGATACTACATCTAAGTCAAAATTGACTCTTAGTACATCTTTTAGCGCTGGGTGAGTATTTGATCTTAGGATCTCAACCTTGTCCTTATTTGTTTTTGCCTCAGATACTTCTTTTAGTACCTGTGGAATTAATTTTTTAGCCATTGTAAAATTCCTCTACACATTCAATCAATTGATTGCATCGTTTATTAATTAAGTAAGTCAATACCTTCATACGTGCTGCTGGTTTTGTCTCGTTAAAAGTATTTATAATGTTTGTTTGGATAGGTTCTGGTATATAATCAAAATCTATTAAAGTTTGATTTCTTTGAAAATTACGATAAACCTCATCGCCCATTAGTTCTCTTAAGTTATCTATATTATTTATCCATTCATCGACTCTAGTTTGTCTTAATTGGTTCTGATGTGCTTCAGATATAAATGTATCATCTGGTGATAAGACATTGGGTATACCATCGCCTGAGTCGCCACGCATAATATGATTCCACTTATATGTAATAGGGTGCGGATCCTGAACTAACTTCTTTTGTATTGGGCTAAATTGTTTTACGTTACTGAATTTATGTAGTTGTATAAAGTCTTTATCAGAAGATATAATCATAACTGGTTCATGCTGACCAAACTCTTGGGTTTGTGCTGTAAGTGTAGCAATAATATCATCTGCCTCGGTACCATCTAGATGTAATACTTTCCATGGTAAATGATCTCTAATCTCTTCTCTGATTTCATTTAAAGATGTAAAGATATTGTTCCAATCTAAATCGGATGCAGACCTATTCTTTTTACGTGCTGCTTTATATTCTGGAAAGAAATCTTTTCTCCAAGTATTAAATCCGTCGCATGCTAATACCATTTGACCATATTCATCTCTATACTTTTTATTGTACATACGTAAAGAATTTAGAATCATATGTCTAATTAGATCTTTATCATCTATCTTTTGTACTATAATATTGCTTAGTGCAATCTGTGAATAATCTACTATAATCATTAATCTATCCTTTCGCCTTTACCCCAATCAATAACAACAGGGAAACGGGGAACTCCATCTGGTGTTAGGTCAAAATATCTACACGTGACCCATTGTGCTTGTTCTGGATTATTTAATAAGTTTTCTAATGTTTCAAAGTTACCTCTTACTCCACTTCTAAATGTTAAATCCCCATTTGTTAGAACAAAGTGCTTAGCATAACCTTTCCAGTTACCATCACCTTCTAATACTTCTACTACTTCGAATTCTTCTGTAATAAATTCTTTTCTTTTTAGAAGATTCTTAGATCTTTTGTTTTCATATGCTGTATTGTTTCTAACCATTTGTCCTTCATAACCATGTTCGGTATAAGCAGAATATAAAGCATCTAATTGATCTTGTGATTTAGCCTGGGTGGTTTCTACGGGCTTACATGAATCACCACCAATCATAATATGAACATAAGATATTCTTTCTTGGAAATTCCATTCTTTAAAACTAGGATCGTAAACATCATATACATGATATTGAACTAATTCTTCACATTCTATTCTTTCTTCTTCAGATGGTTTTACTTTTCTAACCAAAGAAGTAATTTTATTAAAGTCTGATTTAAGTTCGTGGTTATATAGTTCACCATCTAATATCATACCTGGTTGTTCTTTAAAGAAAGGTTTTAATTCGTTAAATATATGATCGCAGGTAGTAATCTCTTTTCCTGCTCTAGTATATAATCCATCTTTTCTAGCAATACATCTAATACCATCTAACTTAGGTTGTGACCAGCCAGAATCCTGTGGACGTTTGGTATAGTCTTGTGCTAACATTGGCTTGAATTTATCGTAAGTATCTACTTCTGATATTAAAAGAAAGTATTCACCATCTAGATTAATTTGCCATTTAGCTTCTGCTTCTTTTTGTGCTTGCTCATCTGCTGTAGTAGCATTAGATCTACCTACGTTTTTAGCTTCAGAACTATTTAATCCGCTCTGAACCATTTTACCATTCTTTACTCCAGATATAGTAAATGTACCTGGGGTCATACCGGTTTGGTATGCCATAGTCCATTCGCGTATTTTTCCTGTAGAATCCCTTTTGTAAAGTGTGGGTAACTTATGTATCTGTATCATCCTTATCATCCTCATCATTTATATTCATATCAAAATCTGGTTCGAATGTAACATCGAACTCTGGTTCAAAGCTTACTTCAAATTCGGCTTCTGGCATTTGGGACATTTGCTTTACTTTAATATAAAGCTTATCCATACTTTTTTGTAATTCGTGTGGTATTTCTATGTGTCTTAGTAACATTGCATTAATAAGATTTGTAATAACATATATGTCTCGGGATGCCTGATGTTCTTCATTATAGAAATCTGCATCAACAAAGTATTCTGATTGATTAAATATTTCTTCTATAATAACATCGCACAAATGTCGAGCTATTCCATTGCAATCTTCAGATGCTAAATTGATTAGCTCTAGTGCTTCTTTTTTGGATATTTCCTCGGGAGTAGGAAATTTAATGATATTGTCTTTTTTTGTCATATGGTCTATTATACCATAGTTGAGACTGAATGTAAACCTTTTATTTCAAAATATTTACACTATTTGAACCTAATCTGATGTTAATTATACCGTTATAATAATCATCTCTTAGTAATACCTCATGCTCAAATTGCAGCTTAGCTTCCATATAAGCTAATTCACCTTTCATAGTACCAATATAAAGTATCTCTCGGTGGAACTTATCTAGACCTATTTCAGCTATATCTTCTGTAAGGTTCTTAGAAGAACCACAATATTTACGCCAGTCTGACTCTACTATTGATCTTCTTTTTCTCTTCTGACCTTTTAAAGGCGGAAGTGTTTTCTTACTCCAGAAGAACTTCTTACCAATATACTTTTTATTATTAACTGTATTCGTTACCTGATATATGAACCCATACATTGTTTTAGGGTCAAAGTCTTTTGGTGGTACGAATGTTTTACCTTTATATATCCAATCCATACTATTATTTATGAATCAAATAAAAGCTCCTCTTCGTCAGTTTCTACCTCTGGAGTCTCACCACAGAGTGGGCAGTACTTAGGTATTTGATGTTCTTCCTCTACTTTTATCTCTGTACGATTAAAGCAGAATTCGCATTCGAATATATATTCCACTAGATCTTCTCGAACTCTGTCCAGCCACCTACGAGTTCTCCATCTACTGTTATTTGTGGGAATGTTCTTGCATTAGGAAACTTTTCAAAAAGATCTTCTCTCGTAAAGTCTTTTCCTAATTTCCAATAACTATATTCGTGCTCTGATGTTTCTTGCATCATTGCTTGGGCTTTGTGTAGTGCTCTATCACAAAATGGGCAATTGTCTTTTCCATAAATTTCTATTTTCATTTCATTGTCTCCTCTATGAATTTTCCTATTGTTTGTATATCGTTATCAGATAACATTCCAGCTTGAGCCCACATTGTAGAACTCATTGGACCAACTTCACCTCTATTTTTATAGGTAATTAATCTATCTGTAATGTAATCCGCTGATTGACCTGCTAGCTTTGGAAACACTGCCATACCTTGTCCTTCCATTCCGTGGCATGCTGCACATCCTGCCCATAATCCTTTTATAGAACTGAATTCATCTTCGGCTGCTAACGCTTGTTTTCTTTGTTCTTGTTCTACTGAAGTTCCAAACTGTGCTACATATTCTTCGTAACATTCACCATAACATGAGCTATTGCTTGATCCTCCTGTATATTGCATATCTGGGTATATTACCACCGCGCAAAATAATCCTATTGATGTTGTGGCTAATAATGCCATTCCTAGTTCTTTCATAATTTTATTCCTGAATCTATTACTAATTGTATCAACCAAAATGATAATATCATAAATCCAAATACTAATACTTGAACTACTGACATGATTGCTACTTGTTTCATTGGGTGTACTTCTACTATTCTTTCTATCATATCCTCGCTTGGAGACAGATTAGCTGCTTGAAGTATTTTCTTTTCTGTTTCTTTTTTCATTCTGTTTGTGGTTTACCCTGCTTTGCCATATATTCTCTATGGGTAATTCTTTTCTCTTTCATAAACTTAACATTTCTTTCCCGAGTTTCTTTATTCATCTTTTCGGATTTAGTTAGTTTTTTCTTCACAAGGATAAACCGGATAAAGTTTTATCGTCTACATCTTGTTTAACACCACCGGTTATATAAGATGTTATTTCTGTTTCTTGTGGTGCAACTTGAACGTTACCACCACCAATCCATTTCTCTGTCCAAGGTAATGGGTTTAATTTTGGTACTGAGAACGGGCATGCTAATCCTATAGCTCTCATACGTTTACATCCAATCCATTCTATATAGTCACAAAGTATTTGTTCGTTTAATCCAATCATTGAACCATCTTTGAATAAGTATTTAGCCCATTGTTTTTCTTGTTCAATAACATTGACAAATAGATTGATTGCTTCTTGTTCCATCTCTTTAGATATTTTAACAAAATCATTATCTTCTTTTAACATATTCTTAATGATTGTTGTGGTTGCTGCTAAATGCACGTTTTCATCTCTTGCGATAAACTTAATAATCTTAGCATTACCTTCCATCTTTTTAAGTTCCGCGAACGCCCACGAGCACGCGAAGGATACATAAAATCTTATACCTTCTAGTGCATTAGCACTTAACATACACATCCATAAAGCTTGTTTATGTTGTTTTGTATTTGTTGCAGAGTTATTGCAATCGATTAAATCGTCGTAATATCTAGCAATGTCATTACCACATTCTAATATTTCTTTTACATCAAGCATGCCGTCAAATACAGTAGAAGGGTCAGGATAGACATTCCTAATAATATGGGTGTAAGAGCGAGAATGAATAGTTTCAAAAAAGGACCAAGTCTCCACCCAGTTTTCAATTTCGGGTAACGAAGCAATAGGAAGGAAAGCAAGGTTCGGGGCCCTACCTTGAACAGAGTCCAATAGTATTTGCCTTTTGAGATTAGATGTAAATATGTGTTGTTCATGTTCTGTTAAGTTATCGAAATCTTTTTTATCTTTCGATACATCTACTTCCTCCGGTCTCCAGAAAAACCCTAATTGCTTTTCTGTAATTTTATCTAATGCAGGGTATTTTAATA